TAGACAACGTGAACCTCGACGACGTTACGAGAGACGTGTTCCTGCTCAACGGCGTTTCGGCTCACAGGCTTCTTAGCCACAAGCAGGTCGAGGCAATACGGGGGGAACGGGCCAAGATGATGGCTCAAGAGATGGCTTTGAGGCAGGCCGAACTTGCGGCGAAGACATCAAAGGACATGTCTCAAGCAGACCCTGAGGATGGGCTTTTGGGCATGGTTATGAGGAGGTAGGTGGNGTTTTGTCAGCAGGCGACATGAAGATTCTGTACACGCAGGTTTTCGGAGGGCTTACGGGCGAGAAGGTTCTCGGTGACCTAGAGCGCAGGTTCTGGGACGACATGGAAATGTTCGCGTTGGGCGAGAAGCCCGAAACATTGTTTTACAGGGAAGGGCAAAGAAGCGTCATTAAGTTCATCCAGAGGATGATTAAGGAGGGGAAGACCCGTGTTTGAGCGGACAATCAGAGAAATCAACCTCCAACTGTTTGCAGAAGGAGACCCGCCAGCAGAAGGAGAACCGAAGCCGGGATTGAGTAAGCCCGAACCGCCCGCCGCACAGCCGTTTCATGAAAGCCTTGCGGAAGAGTTCAGGGGCGTATCGGCACTCCAGAAGTTCAACGACGTAAACGGACTTGCCAAGAGTTATCTTGAACTTGAGAGACTTCTTGGCTACGAGAAAATCCCCATGCCCAAGGCGGACGCAAAACCCGAAGAATGGGAATCGGTATGGTCAAGATTAGGCAAACCCCAGAAGCCGGAGGAGTACAAGTTTGAAAGCATACCGGCAGAAGAAGCAAAAAAGATTGACCCCAAGTTCCTCGAAATGGTTAAACCGCTTCTTCATGAGGCCAACCTGACGCAGAAGCAGGCGGACGTGGTGGTGTCCAAGTTCATAGAAATGGACAAAGCCATGATGGGCGACCTCCAGAAAGCGCTTCAGGCAGAGGTTGAGGAAGGGTGGACAAGCCTTAAAAAGGACTGGGGCAACGCCTACGAGTCCATGAAGGAGTCCGCTAATCTTGCTCTTGATTCCACCAAAATTGAAGGTGTGTGGGATTGGGCAGAGCGGGCAGGAGTAATCAACGACCCCATGTTTGCTAGGATAATGGCCCACTTTGGGCAGGGTTTGTCAGAAGATGTCTTGCGTGGCGGAGGAAGAAGTGTTACGCTCACTCCCAAGGGCGCTGAAACGGAATACAACATGTTGATGAGTAATAAGGAAAAACGTGAAGCGTACCTGAAGGGCGACAAGGCTCTTGTGGCACAGGTAACGGAACTTATGAAACAAATGGCAGGTGACGAACCAGCCGATTTGGGTTAACAGGCAACAGGGACAATTCCCTCCTTGTGGGGAACCCCGAAGGGATGCACCACGGGTTCCGTAAGGGTAAACCCGGCAAAAAGTATGATTCTAACTTTTTGGCAAGGAGGGATTTGTTATGTCCGTACAGATTACGACCGCAATGGTCAAACAGTACCACGCGAATGTCACTCTCCAACTCCAGCAGACGAACTCCAGATTCTCGCCCTACGTTCTCAACGACACCCTTACTGGCGAGTATGGGTTCTATGATCAGATTGGCGCAACTGCGGCACAGAAGAAAACCACCCGTCACGGCCCGACCCCGTTGGTCAGTACCCCCCATGCAAGGCGCAGGGTTACAGGCTACCCCTATGAATGGGCAGACCTTATCGACAGGCCAGACATCACTCGCCTGCTCACCGACCCTACATCGGCGTATGTTTTGAACGCCGTAGCCGCCATGATGAGGTCTATGGACGACGAGATAATTGCAGCCGCAGACGGGACCGCTTACACCGGAAAGGATGGCGGGACTTCAACTTCTTTTGATTCCAACATGATAGTTCCCGTAACCATCAACAATGACGGAACCTCTGCGACCACGGGTATAAACCTCACGAAGGTGCGTTATGCCGCTAAACTTCTCAACGCAAACGAAGTCGAGAAAGAAGACCGGTTCCTCGCCATCAGTGCCGAACAGCAGGACGAACTTCTTGCCGAGACGAAACTGGTAAGCAGGGACTACGTGGGTAACTACGTCATCGAAGAGGGAAGGCTGACTCGCATCATGGGCTTTACGCTCGTTGATAGCGAGAGGCTCGGCCTGACAAGCACTAACAGGAAGTGTCTCTTCTGGCAGAAGAATGGAATCCTTCTGGCGAAGAATGACGACATCATGGTCGATGTCGGCGTAAGGCGCGACCTGTCCCTCTCCAAGCAGGTTTTCGTTTCGATGGACATTGGGGCGACCCGTATGGACGAGAAGAGGGTTGGCTATATCCTCTCCTCCGAAGCAGCGTAGTTTGGGGAAGAGAGATAAGGAGGTAAAGTGATATGTCTGCTGTCAAAGGAGTAAACTACACGCTTTTTGCGGCCGGAACCATTCTCGACCCCGGTGCATGGGGAAGCAGGGTACAACTCATGTACGACGAGTACGAGGCTTCCGGCCTCACAGCCGCCTCTACCATCACTGTCGGTGTTCTCCCGGCAGGGGCGAGGCTTCTTCCGCAGAGCATGATAATGACCGATGCTCTTGGGACGGCCAGAACTCTTGCTCTCGGTGATGGGACTACCGCCAACAAGTTCATGGCCGCCACTTCCGTCGCCGCCGCTGGTTCGGTGTGGCTTACGGCGATAGACCAACTAGGCGTCAGGCTTGCCGCTTCGACGAACATGGTTCTTACCATCGCCGGGGGCACCGGCACCGGCACAATCAAGTCGTTCATCTTTTACGCTCTCTAGGGGAGGGGGGGTCTCCCCCTCCCACCCCTTATAAACAAAGGGGGTCATGGCATGACCATACAGAACACCGATAATCGTGTCCAGATGGTGGGGGATGGGTCAACGAAACAGTTTGACTTCTCATTCCCCATCATTCATAAATCCAACCTGAAAGTGTATGTTGATGACGCGTTGCAGACGCTTGATTCGGCATATTCCGTGTTGTCTGACACGCTTTACCCCGATGGCGTTACTTATGATTTTCGTGATGGCGGTTATGTGCTTTTTGAGGACGCCGATACCCCGGAAGATGGGGTGCTTGTAACGATAATCCGTGAGATTGAACCTACTCAAGGGATAGACCTTGTGCCCGGTGGCGCTATGCCTGCGGAAGTGCTGGAACAAGGTCTCGATAAACTCACCATGCTAATCCAGCAGGTTGTAAGCGCTTGTGTAAAAATATCCCCCTTGACTGCCCCGGAAAACACTAATGTTGAACTCCCGATTGCAGAAGCCGGTAAGTCGATAGGCTGGGATGACAACGGAGAAGGTCTTGTTAATCTCACTTACCCTTATCTGAAAATCCAGTATTCGGAAGACGGCGAATCATGGCACGATGAACCAGAGGTCACAGATAGTTACATAAGGCTTTCGCTCGATAACGGGGAAACGTGGACTGACGAGATATTTGTCAGGGCAGGAACTATTATTCTTGCAGAATTTAGCGGTGACGATATTGTCTTCACTAAAGACGACACTTCAACGGTAATTCTTGGAAATGCGAAAATAACGCTTCGTGGTCCAATTGGTCCGACCGGCGCAGATGGCATCGACGGCGAACTTGTCATGCTTCGCAAGGGAGATACCCACGTTCAGTGGAAATACGAGTCTGATGAACTGTGGACTGACATCGTTGCCCTTGATGATCTGAAAGGGGCTACAGGCGAACAGGTTCTGCTCCGAAAGACCGATACTCATATCCAATGGAAATATGAATTGGCCCCCGAATGGACAAACCTTATTGCCTTATCAGAGATTAAAGGCGATAAAGGNGATAAGGGCGACAAGGGTGATGTCGGNGATAATGCCCCTAAGGTCGAGTTTCAGTATTCTGTCGATGGATCTACGNATTGGCATTCGTNTTTNACTGAAGGAGANCTTTATTGCAGGATATCGACCGATGGAGGTTNCGNGTGGTCAGNTGCGATCAAGTTTGTGGGACTTGATGGTCAGGACGGTAACGATGGCACTGATGGTGCGGTCTGGTTGTCGGGGTCTGGAATCCCTGTTTATGATCTGGGTTCCGATGGTGATTTTTATCTGGACACTTCCAGTTGGGATGTTTACGAGAAGGCTTCCGGGTCGTGGTCCCTGCTGGGCAATATCAAGGGTGCCCCCGGCGAAGTGGTCGGCCCGGATTCTGCTGTGGCTGGCAATTTCCCTGTGTTCTCTGGGTCTTCTGGCAAGATTATTGCTGACTCTGGGGCGAAGCCAGCGGATTATGCTCTCACTGGGCATGACCATAGTCTCGATATAATAACAGAAACAGCAGAATTAAAAATAATGACAGTTAACGAAAGAGACAAACTTGCAACGATAGGGGGCATACCAATATGAGTGTAAACTCTGGTGTCAAGACAGCAACCCTAATCCCTTCGACGGTGGGGGTGGCGACAGGAAGGAAATATTTGAGGCTCACGAATGAGTCCTTGGACATGCGATGCCGTGCTGGTGATTCAAACATTTCAAACACCGCCGGTATAATCATCGAACCTGGGCAAACTGTCGAGTTTCGACCATTGCCGTCAGAAAACACGGAAATATATGTCATGTCAGAGGCGAAAGGCGTAAAACTTGCATATTATGAGGTGATAGCGTGATGCTATATGCAAAGACAATTATACAAAAAACAGAAAAGGTTAAAGGTGTCACGCAAATAACGCAAATAAACATTGATTTTTCTGATGAGAACGTTGATTTGCAAGGTTCTGTCAATGTTGTTGGGGAATGGGAACAATATTTACGTTCTTTTGAACAAGACATGCGAACCAACTTCAGACATTTGTTCCCAATGCCTGAGCATGAGCCAGCAGAAGGAGGCGAAGAATAATGGGGCAGTTTGTGCCTGATGTTAAATGTGTATTAGGTGAGCCGGTTGCCCTGCAGGATGCATGGAGAAGAGGCTTTGAGTCAGCTCTTACACAGCGAGTTCTTACNNTGGGGGTAAGCGGCTTTTCTTCCGGCGACGAGAGGGCAGAGTGGTCNGCNTCCATGGAAATNCTCTCCGGTGGNAAGAACACCATCCTCTGGGTGGATGACGNTTCCGGGGAGACGCCGAAATACTTTCCGAGCANCATGGTNCGNATACCTGCNATGAGAATTAAAGACCTNNTGGGTTCTGGTAGTAACGAGAACCTGCATCCAGCATTTATCTGCAATGGTAAGGTTAATCCCTTTATCTATGTCGGGAAGTATCAAGCGTCCAGCATCTATAGCAACAGTCGGCACATCGGCGTGTCCCTCTACGGCGTGGATGTTATGGCTGGCAGTTCATCCTATAAGTCGCTCGTTGGTGCACAGGCCATGGGAAGCGCCCCTACGTATGACACAGCACTACAATATTGTTCCAACGGTGGGACGGGGTTCCATTTAATTACGAATGCGGAGTGGGCAGCGATAGCCCTGCTCTGCAAGAACATGTTGCTGCACCAGCCGAAGGGCAACAATTATTACGGCCGCGAATACTACGATCCTGCCACGGCGGAATATTACGGCGTGCCCGTCTACATTTACGACTCCAAGATTGCGCGGACGGCGGCCGGGACTGGGCCAATATCATGGATGCATGACGGCTCTCCGTGGGGTGTTAGCGACCTGAACGGCAATGTTACCGAGTGGGTGGCCGGCTTCCGACAGGTGGCGGGTGAGATTCAGATTATTCTAAATAATGACGCTGCTGATTATCAGTCGGGGGATGGGGACAAAGACCAAGGGCGCGACTCAACACTCTGGAAGGCGTTCGGCGTAGATGGTGCGCTAGTAACGCCTGAGTGCACTATCGACGACGGCGGTACCGTTACTGATACTGGGGTGGGGGCCACTTTAAAATTGAACCCTGGCGCAGCGAGTGGGGACAACACTGTAACAATCGACCTTGCGGTTACCACAAGGACAACTGGATCTGTGTATTGCTCATTCGGGAATATCGCCGTTGACGGGGTGAATGTGACCACGCCCCCGGAGACGCTGGTCGCTTTGGGTCTTGCCCCCACTGCTTCCGGGCAATCGGCCCTTCACGGCGGCGACAGGTTCTATATGCGCAACGACGCCAGCGGTTCATACGCCGAAACTCTGGCGCGTCGTGGTGGCTACTGGAGCATCATCGCGAGCGCCGGTGTGTTTTTTCTGAGCCTGCTCTACTATCGCTCGTACTACAGTCNCAGCNNCGGTGCCCGCCCCGCTTTTATTGGGGCTCAGTGATCTGATGTCTGGGNGTCTGTCTTTTGGCCTCTGATAATTTGAAGATCAGGCAAAAGCACGAAGATTTCATGCTCTATGCCTACAAAGCGCTGAGGCGGCCACAAGCGAGGACGTCCTTTTTCAGAGGGTGAAATAATGCAGGAAGAGATGGCTGTCTGGAAACGCAACGGGATAGAGGGTCGNGGGCAAGAGCCTGCATACGANGGGTTCTCTGGGACGCTTCTTGTCTGCGGAACCTCTAGAGAACTCTGGGATGACNTCAAGNCGTTCTACGNATTCGGGACATCCGGTCATGTTGCGTGTCTAAATCAGGCCGTTCTGCATTATCCGTATTTNCAAANCACTCATCCTTGGCCCTTGAGACACGCTATAGGATANGACCCNAACAACGCGTACCAACTTACAGAATACAGGAAACTACGTGGTCAGGACATGTCCAATGTAGCGGTACACGCAAGCGCTCTACCGGCATCGTGTGTATGGAAACTCACAAACGTAAAAGACATAGCGTTTTCGGCTTGTTTCGCTGTTGCGATAGGGCTTGCGATGGGATACGAGCGTATAGTTCTTGCCGGTTGTTCCCAGAACAGCGATGGGCATTATTACGACCCGCCGTGGACGCCCCCAACGGAATACGGGGTTAAGGTCTACATGTTCCAATGGGAGATGAATGCTAATATTTTCAGGGAAAAAGTAAGGTCCATGTCGGGTAAGACCAAAGAGTTCTTCGGCCCTCCGACTCTGGAGTGGCTAAGGGGGGAAGAGTGACATGTCTGTATCCGTTATTGACATCTGCAACGCCGCTCTGCTTGCGATAGGCGAGGAACGAATCACCTCACTGGAACAAGGAGGCAAGGTCGCTAACGCCTGCGCTCTTTTGTGGGACCGGGTAAGGAACTTCGTGCAGTCAATCTATCCTTGGCCGGAGTGCCTTGCCAGACAGACGCTTGTGGCAAGTTCCACCGCGCCCAACCACGGTTGGAATTTAGCGTATGTTCTCCCGTCCGACTGTCTGGGGATAGTCGAAATGAATGAGCATGTCGCTCTTCAGGCAGACTTCGCGATAGAAGGAGAGTATCTGCTCACCAACTGGGAGACGGTCAATGTTCTTTATATCAGAGCGTTGACTGACACGACAAAATGGTCGCCGGAACTTCAGGAGTCCGTCAGGCTTTATTTGGCTATGGAACTGGTAATGCTGACATCCGCTCGCACCGACATATACGACAGGATGGCCGCTCAGTTCCAAGAAACCATAGCCAAGGCGAAGGCGTCTTTGGCAAAAGAAAGGAAGCCAAGCCCGATTTTCGTTACACCGTGGGTAACAGTCAGATACGGTGGGGGGACGTGGAGGAGGTTATCGTAAATGGCCAATGACATCATCAATAACTTTACCGCAGGGGAATTAAGCCCAAAACTCTATGGCAGAACGGACCTTGCGAAGTATTTTAATGGGTGCAGGGAACTCTACAACATGACCATCTGGCCACATGGCGGGGCTTTCAGGATGCCGGGGTCTCAGTTTGTCGCATCGGCAAAATACGCAAACAAAAAGACAATCCTCGTGAGGTTCTCTTTCTCCACGCTTCAACAGTATGTCATAGAGGTTGGGGACAAGTACATGCGGTTCTATAAGGACAAGGGGCAAATTTTGTCTGAGACATCCCCATTCGGACCATATGAAATAGTAACCCCGTACTCTGAAGACGAACTTGAAGAACTCGATTTCACCGGTTCGGCAGACGTGCTTTATATCTGCCATCCGAAATACATGCCGCGCAAGTTGACCAGAACGGGACATGCGGCATGGTCCCTGAGCCTTTTGGACCCGATTCATGGCCCATTCAACGAAGACAATAAGGACGATGAGAACAACTTAACGGTTTCGGCGTATCTTGGTTCTACTGGGCTTTACGGGACGACTGTGACCATTACGTCCCAAAAAGACTTGTTCACTGCAACCCTAGATGTAGGCAGATGGATAAAAATTTATTACGAAGACGATGGGACTGAAATTGGTAGAGGGTCTGTAAACCCGTCTGCCGCTGGTTATATAGGAGATACATATTTAGTTGACGGCAAATTTGAAGTCACGTACTCTTTTGGAGACGGCAATGGCAATTCTGTGATTTTGCGTTATTCCGTTGACGGAGGCTCAACCTATAAGGATTATGCCACCTTTCCCGACATCACTNAGCAAACAAGGGTCATCTTCCAAGGAGAACTCAGGAGTGAGGACTACAACAACGTGGTCCCAAGACTCAGGTTCTACGTAACGGGTGATTCTCATAACTTCTGGTGGAGCATAAGAAAAATCAGAGAAAGCCGTATAGGTTATGTGAAGATAACCACTGTAAGCAATTCGAAATCTGTCAGGGGAAAGGTTTATCGCAGAACCAACAACTTTGACGTTCCTACCACCAACTGGGCGCTTGGTTCATGGGGCGATGTTCCCGGATACCCTCACGTTGCTACTTTTTTCGAACAGCGGTTGTGGTTTGGGGCTACTGATACCGAGCCTCAAACAGTATGGGCGTCTAAAACTGGGGACTATGAGGACTTCGAGCCGGGCGCGGAAGACGACAATGCTGTTTCCTACACAATAGCCTCAGAAGAGGTAAATACCATCAAATGGCTCAAGTCCAAGTCTGGGTTGATAATCGGCACAGTTGGGGCAGAATGGAGATTGACCTCAACACAGGACGCTCCTGTCTCACCGTCCAACGTTTCGATACGCAGGGAAACCACATACGGCTCATGTAATGTCAGGGCGGAGGTGGCGGCAGGAAATGTTATTTACGTACAACCTGATGCCAAGCGCGTCATGCAATTTGCCTATAACCTCCAAGAGGACACGTATGTCGGCTATGACCTGACGCTTATGTCGGAACATATTACAGGGCCGGGGCTTGTTGCGCTGTTCTTACAGAAAAACCCATTGCCGGTTATTTGGGGTATCCGCTCTGATGGCCTTATGGCTGGCATGACCTATCTGCCATATCATGACGTTACCGGCTGGCATAGGCACGAGACGAAGGGATTGATAAAATCCGGCACATCCATAGAAGACCAACTCTGGTTATTGGCAAAACGGGAAATAGACGGAAGCATCGTTCAATACATCGAGTACATAGAGATGTGGGACGAGACTATGGAGAACGCGATTTTCATGGACTGTTCTGCCTGCTATGACGGAGACGAAAAAGATATAACAGGAGCGACTAAAGCGGACCCGGTTGTTATAACAAGCGTGGCGCACGGATTATCAAACGGGGACAAGGTAAGAATAAGCGAAGTGGTCGGCATGACGGAACTCAATGACCGCATCTTTACCGTGGCCAACAAGGAAAACGACTCATTCGAACTTTTTGAGGTGGATGGGTCAGAATATGGAGCGTATGTTTCCGGCGGTATCGCCAAAAAGTGTGCCTCCACGGTCAGCGGGTTAGGGTATCTGGAAGGNGAAGAAGTAAATGTGTTAGTCGATGGTTCGTTGCATCGCAACCTGACGGTAGAATACCGAGACTATAAGTCTGGACGAAGNCGTGTATGGGGCAAAGATTTGGGTGGGGANTCCTCAGCCCAACCCGGTGCTGGAAACAATAGCCCATAGATATTGAAAGCAGAGAAGGCACCTTGCAGGGACACATGAAGAGAATCATCAGGGCTGTCATCAGATTATATAAAACCTTGACGTTCAAGATGTCTGGCGGAAATTCCAGTTACGAAACCGCTTATTTCAGAAACGCCGATGACACTTTAAGCGACCCGCCTGTGCCGTTCACTGGTACCAAGAAAATACTCATGCCTAAAGGAAGCGATATTGACGCCTATGTCAGAATCACACAGGACACTCCGTTGCCATTGACCGTAAACGCGATAATCTACGAGGCAGAAGCGGGTGAGCGGTGAGTTACCATATCATCAAATTCAGCCCGCTTCACATGAAGGCCATGGGAGAACCGACGAATGAACCCTATCTCATGGGGCTACCCAGCCCTTATACTGGACAGGTGGCGATGGCATTGGCGAATGCTGGGCCTGCTTTCACGATGATAAGCGACGAGGGTGTAGTTGGGTGTGGCGGCGTGGCAATAGTTTGGGCCGGGATGGGTAAGGGGTGGGCGGTTTTCACAAAGATTGCTGAAAAATATCCCGTAGCAGTAGTAAAGGTAACAAAAAAAGTTATCGCAAAGGCGATGCATGACCACGGGCTTCAACGGGTCGAAACCACAATCGCCAGCAACTCTGAAAAAAATATGCGGTTTGCTGTGATGCTGGGGTTCAGAAGGGAGGGCACTCTCGTGAAATACTATAACGGACTTGATTTTGAAATGGTGGCGATAACATGAGTTTCCTAGAGGGATGGTCCTTGATTTCTGAATTCTCCTCTGCCTTGATGCAATCCAAGGCCATGTCGTTGCAGGCTGGCGCAGAAGCCTCCCTTTTGCGACACAATGCTGGCGTGCTTGAAGCAGAAGCGAATGCCACCACAAGGAAGGCGTTCTATGACGAGATGGCATTGCGCAGAAAGGTCAGGTCTGTCGTAAGCACGCAGAAAGCCAGGCATGGCGCTAGCGGCGTGGTTATCTCCACCGGGTCGCCCGTAGATGTCGTTATGGACTCTCTGCGTCAGGGCGAAATGGACGCCATACAGATTCGGGAAGAGGGATGGTACAAGGCGAGTTCCCTAAGAGAGCGGGCTGGGTACATGAAGGAACAAGCGAAGTTTACCGAAAGCGCCACAAGCACGGCTTCCACTTTCCGGCTGTTGTCCGGATTGGGGAGCACGATCGCTTCCGGGTATTCGCTTGGGATATTCACAGAGAGTCCACTCAAGCAAAAAACGGGCAGGGATAAGCCACCTAACCCCAACCCGAAAGTTTAGGGGGTTACGACATGAAGGTTCCCCGTTATCAACAGGAAGTTCCGGGAGCGAGCGGAAGCGGAAGGGCGTTGCTTGATGCCCCGTTTGACCAAGGGGCCAAGGCTCTTATGATGTCTGGAGAGATGCTGGCGAGAACGTCTCGGGAACTCAAGGCGGTTGCTATGGAAATGCGAGAGCGCAAACAGGCCGCAGAGATAACCCACGCACGTGCGCTTGTCCAGAGGGAAGTCAATGACTTTATGTTGGAAATTGCAAAAAATCCCGACTTACACGAGCAGTACGAGTCGCTGTACGAAGAGAAGATGTCCGAGATAGAAGAAAGACTCCCGGACATGTTCACCGACTCTCATGCTCTGAATAAGTTCCAGACGGAGTTCATGCCGTTGTTCCAAGAGAACCACAGGTTCACGGTAGCGCAACTTGCTTTTGAGAAGTCGCGTGAATATACAATCGCCCTTGCGGACGCCTCCATTAATGAGGCTATTGTCAACCTTGACATGGATGGGGCCGTGCTTGCTCTGGAGTCGTTAAAGGGTATTGTCCCAGAGCCTGAGTGGGTGGCTCGAAAGAACAAGGCGGAAACGAGCATAGTCAAGAACGCAGAATACAAGCGGATGGAACTGGCTATAGCCTCCGATGGGGAACTTGCAAAATGGGAACCAGCCCCGGAGACGCAGGCCACCCTGAGCCAGAATGAACTGGACGACCTCAAGGGGCACTTCCGCACACAAAGGAACCTCTACAAAGCGGAAAGGGCGGAGATGTACAACAAGACGACCGACATGTTGGCCCGTGACCTTATAAAGGGCAAAATGTGGTCAAAGAACTCGCTTCTGGCCCTTGTGGATGAAGGCCAGTTGGACATGTCGAGCGCTGTTTCGTGGTGGAAAATCATGGAGAACGAAGCGGAAAAACTTTCAGACGGAGGAAGCAGTTACGCAAAAGAGTTGTCAAAAATAACAGGAGGTGTCGAGGGAGAAAACAGGATGTATAACGAATTCCACACAAGGATAATCAATGCGGCAGGAGAACCAGACGCGAAACTGCCCGCTGTCCGTCAGAAGATATACGAAGACATGGTTAGGGCTGTTGCTGAAAACAAGATGACAAATACGTCTTTTAGGATTTTAAATCCCATGATTCGCGAAGAGTTTGGAGGGTTAAGAGAGGGGCTTATCCGGGAGATCAAGGTGGCCAGAACGACTGCGGATACGGTTTTTGAAGCCCTTTCCGGCACTGGTGCTGGCAAGGTTGACCTCGTTACAATATCGTCCATAAAAGCCAGACTAGACAGGGATATAGCGGGAACATCGGACCCCAAGAAGGTTTACTCGTTGGCCTTATCCGCAATCAACGAAGCGTATGCGCAAAGGGGGAAGGCTTTTTCGTTGTTCCAACCCGAAGTAGACGAAGCGGAAGATGCGATAGCCTTTCTCTCTTACGAAATAAAGAGTTTTGAGGAAAAAGAGAAGGAGCTTTTAAACTCAGAAATGGCGAAGTAGCGGAATGGAGGTCACAGGATGGACCTTATTCAGAAGTACCCTAACATCACAGAAAAGATAGAGAGATTCCGCGCAAATGGTTATACCGATGAGCAGATAGAGCAATCCGTGATGGACGTCTCTAATTCCATGTTGCATGACGGCAAAAGCATAGAGGAAGTGCGGGATTTTTTTGGCATCAGCGAAGAGCAGATAAACGCTTTCCGTCTTGGGGCAACGTCTGACGCAAAAGCGGTTGCTTCTGTTTTAAGCGTGGCGACCGGAAGGCCCCAAGAACAGGTTACAAGCGAACTCATGAACAATAAGGCGTTGGCTCAATTCGATAACTTTAATAAGGGCAAGCAGTCCAACCTGCTCTTTGAAAACGCTTCTGCCACGCTAGACTTCCTGCAAAAACTGGACTTTGAGGTTTACAAAGCCGTCGAGGTTGACAAGAAGGCCCCCGCCAGCATGTTTGGCGTGCTTTCCGCGTCTGACCAGAAGGGGTATACCATAGACGACCCGTTTGCGGCAGAACACCTATTCGGCTATGGAGCAGGCAAGTTCGCGTGGGGCATGGGTAAACAGGCATGGAACCTGACGGCTTTATCATGGGACGTGCTGGATAAGGTCACTGATTTTATTGTCCCTGATGGGTCGTGGCTTGACCAACACATCAAGGGGCAGGTTTCTTATTGGCAAAACCCGGAAGACAACAATACTCTCGCAAGATATGTCAGCGCTGTTGGCTCGGCTCGCAGAGAGGCATATTACGACCGTGGTTTTTGGTGGGGGATTACCAACGACCTGTCTGACATTTCTATGGATTTTGCCACAATGATGGGAGGGTACCGAATATTTAGCGGTGTTGTGAAGGGGCACCTTGCCCTAGAAACCGGCATGTCCATGTTTGACCGCAAGTTGAACATGCTCTCTTATATCAAAGATACTGCGAAGATGCAGGCCACGCACGCTTTCCTTACTACGGAAGGCTCTATTAAAGACAGGGCGTTTGCGGCACTTTACCGAGTTGCCTATAACCTGACCCCCTATGTCGCCAACGCTACCGGCGCTACNGGGCTTGGTGCCGTCTTCACAGACACCATGCTCAATACCTTTCTGACCTCTCCTCATTACTACAGCCTCTACAAGGAGTANGGACTTTCAGAGGATTTCGCTAAATATGCCCTCCCGCAAATAGTTATGGATGTTGGGATGGCGTGGAACACGAGGGGGGAACCGGCAAGGGCAAGAGCGGCACAGCGGGAGAACCTCGCCCGCTTAAAGGCAAATGCAACTGGCCTTGACTACAGGACCGTTCTTGACGACATGGTAAAACAGGAAACCTTTCTTGAGCGAGAAATCAGGGCGGAGACGAGAATACAGGTCGAAACGGAAGAGCGCCACGAGTTGAAGGATGGCTGGATTCCGACAGGCGCTTTGGTCAACGAAGGTCACAGAGCAGAGTTTATAAACAAAATCTTTGACGACAACGACTGGATTTTCGTGGACAGGTCACAGAAGAAACCTTGGGAGATGACTAAACAGGAGTTCTCGGCCTTTGTAAAGGGTGGGTCTGATGCTCTTGAGGGGCTTCTCAAGACAAAGTTGTCAAAGGGCGAAATAACAAAAGAAGATGCGGATGTAGTACGTGGCGCTATCGAGGACGAGATAAGGGCGCAGGCCGAAAGGCTTGGGCTGGAATATGAGCAGGAAGCCCGTATGCAACAGGGAGAAAGCGCCAGCGAATACTACGCCATCACCAGTTTTCTCAGACAACACGGGCGCACAACTGACACTGGTGGTATCTCTTATGCGGAAATGGTTCGCTTGTGGGGAATAGATGACGCTCGTGAAATCAACAGGCATCTACCTCCCGGTGCTGTGCGGAGCAGGGGCGGGTCTTTGGATACCGTGGTTTCTGTGTTGCGGGATGAAGGAGGTTTCAACATCCGGGACGAAAACCACCTCCGCGAGTTACTCCTCAACCGCCCTTCTCTCTCAAGAACGCAGGCTGAGGCCAGCGCAAGGGGGGAACTGGAAGACCTTGCGCTTTTAAAAAACACCCTGCACAAAGCCATTGTGAAGGGCGCTATCGATCGTGGCGTGGGCGTGCCTCCCCATATTCTTCGGGAGTATCCAGACCTTATCGAGGGGAATGAGGACCTTGTCAAAATTCCCCAGATACAACAAGTAAGGCAAAACCCCGAAGTAATAAAGACCATCCTCGATGGAGAGATGTCTCTGGGTGCCTTCAACCGGACTAAACCGGAAAATCTGGGACTTTCGGGGAAAGGCAAGACTAGAATAAAACAGATAATCCGGGACATGCTTACCGATATGATTTCTTTCGACTCCAATAACGTCCAGCATGACTATCGTAGTTCAAAATACAGAATCTGCTTGACGAGATAAAGATTCCCGACAGGTCCATTGTGTCCGGTACCCCGGACGAGAAGCGAAATCGCCATGTTTGAGGACCATATCAAGGCAGAACAGCAAAAGGCCATAGAGAGCGCCGAGCGACAGGGTGAGGACCCTGACACTGCGGCACGAGCGGTCAGGGAACATATTCTGAACTCCATCCACCCCAAGCAGGCGGAACTTCTGGTCAGGGAACTGCTCAACGACAAGACTGTCAATGAACTGGTTGGCAGATACTCCACCATGAAGGCTCTTTATGACGAAGGGCGAAAGGAATATAACTTGTGGCTTGCGAGAAGGGCACAGGCTGTCGTTAATTTTGGCGACCCCATGAAGGCCGAAATGTCCGACCCGAAAAATCACCAGTTTCTCAAGGCGATAGGGAGCGTTTTAAGGAGAAAGAAGGGAACGCTTTCGCCTGACGTTTTTCTAGTGGACAAGATTCTGGAGGAGAAGTCGCCAAACGCGATAGCCAAGGTTTTGCAGGCAGGGGTGGCTTATTCCGCTCGACCTACCCGCATCTTGACGATGTTACAGGGCGGTAAGCAGGAAGGCCCGTTCACGGATTTGTGGAAATACGTCGAAGACAAGTGGGACGCTAAACTGAGGATGGAGAACCAAAGGAAGGACGTGCTGGGCGAAGCAAGGGACAAGAGGGGGCTTACTTTAGACGACATAAATCGCATGGTGCCCGCGCTGGATTTTCAGGACGTTACTGGGCATCGCTTCAGAGTCAACCTTTCTCAGGCTCTGGAGATTTACGCCTACTCCCAGAACAAATACGGCAGGATGGCTCTTTATGAAAGTTTCGGGCTTGATGAGAGGTATTTCGATTTGCTGGAAATAACCCTGAAGGACAACGAAAAAGAATACGCTTGGGATGTCATTAGGGAACAGGAGGCGCATTTCGACAGGGCGCAGAAGGCTCTTGTGGAACACTTCAACCGGGGTATGACAAAAGAGGAGAACTACCTTCGCATCTTTTATACTGACAGGGCAGAAACAGACAACCTTGTTGACGACTACACCCGCAACGTAGAAATGGAGGTAGCCCGTCTCTATCAACTCAGGGACATGAGTACCCGCAGTGGCTTCAGGCACGAGAGAAAGGGGCCGGGCGAGGGGTACAGGCTGGCCCTGCGGGGGATAGAACAAAACTGGCAGAGGTCGATGACGGAAACAGAGCACTTCATCCACCTTGCCGAACCAGTCAGAATTATGAATGCCCTGTGGGGTAAGGGCACCCCGTGGGGGAAAACACAGATAAACGGGACCATAACAAAAGAGATAGAGGCGAACTACGGCAAAAACATAGTCGAATCGCTTCGCAGTTACAGCAACAGTGTGGCTGATCCGTATTTCTATCGGGCAGACAGGGCGCTTAACTCATGGATACGTCTTTTCCGAGAGAACATGGCGCTGGCTTATCTGGCCTACAACGTAACTACGATGGCAAAACAGTTGCCGTCTATGATTTTTTACGGAGTGGAAGCGGGCTTCCCCCGGCTCATGGCCACATGTCTCGACGTTGCCACAAACTGGGAGGAGTCCAGAAAACTGGTGGAGGCTCTTTCTCCGCAACTTAAAGCAAGGGGCGGGGCCGTTGAGTCGGTGTTTCTTGAAATAGAGGGCAGGACAGACCTTAGTTCTGTACAGAAATACTCCCGTGGTATTTCTGGTCCGGGGATGAAGGGTATCGCCCTCTTTGACAAAGTGGCCACCACAATAGGGTTCATGGCGGTCTACGAAAAACACAGAGACATGGGGTGGACCGAGGACGCGGCGGCCAGAAGAGCGACTCAAATCACACTTGAAACACAGCCTGCGGCTACCGCGAAAGACTTGGCGATGCTCTATAAGCAGGGAGAACTCATGAGGACTTTCCTTATGTTCTCCAACCAGTTGAACAACATCTTCAATATGGCGACGATGGACTCGTACAATTTCCTTGCGAGGAAAGAGTACACCAAGTTCGCCGCAAACATCATTGCTCTGGCCCTTGGGGGAACTATGATACAGTCCATCGCCCGCAAAAAGTTGCCGGAAGAAGTGAGCGACGTAGCAGGCGGATTCACTTATCAGATAGCGAACTCGTTGCCCCTGATAGGCAAGGCGGTTGGAGGAGCGTTTGAGGGATATAGGGCCAACATGGACCCCTTCTCCATGATAGGTTATTGGGTAGGGAAAATGGGCAAGGACGCTCAGGAGGGGAAGAGTTTTTCTGCGGACATGGCACTCAATTTCCTTAGTGTCATGACGGGGCTTCCTTATTCTGGCTCAAAAAGGGCTTACTATGCGCTCAAAGAGGGGGACTTGTCCTACCTGCTTGGAGGCAAACCGAGCAAGAAGAAAAAATCCCTGTTGTTTTAAGGAGGGTCCAAGATGAAACTGAAAGTTTGCATTGACGCAGGACACGGCGGGGGAGACCCCGGAGCGCTGGGACCGAAGGGCACAAGGGAGAAGGACATAAATCTCATTGTTGCCCATCTCCTTAAAGAACGTCTGGAAAAACTTGGGCATAAGACGATGATGACCCGGCATAAGGACGTGTTTGTTTCTATAGGGAACAGAGCGGGCTATGCCAACAGCAACCGTGCGGATTGTTTCGTCTCCATCCATTGCAACAGCGCCACTGTGTCCACTGCCCACGGATGGGAGATATTCACCTCCATAGGGCAGACAAGAGCGGACAGCCTGGCCACCTCTATCCATCAGGCGTGGGTCTCCTTGATGCCCAAGACTAGAGTCCGTGCCGACTGGAGCGACGGAGACGTAGACAAAGAAGCCGATTTAGGAGTACTCCGGCTCACAAGAATGCCTGCCGTTCTTGTTGAGTTGGCGTTCATCAAGAATCCTGCGGAGGAAATATTCTTGTTAGACCCTGCAAACCAGCGAATCATGGCTAAGGGCATTGCAGACGGCGTTAACGCTTGGGGTATGTAGGATGACTGAAACGAACAATAGAGAGGGAGAGAACAACATGTCTCACGGATATAAGTCAGCGCTGGAGGTGGCAATAGATGACATACGTGACGACATCAGCGACATGAAGGATGTCCTGAAGGGGCTGACGGTCGCTATTGGCGCCCTTGCCGTTCAGGAAGAGCGCCAAGCGAGGATGAGGCAGGATATAGACAAGATAGGGTCATCGGTTGACACTCAATGGAAGATTATCAGGTCCATACAGGACACCTGCAACACCAGACAGCGCCATGTTGATTATGCGGAAAGACTGATGGCCAAGCCAGATGCCCAGGCTTGGTGGAACTCCAAAATCACGGGGGCAACGGAAAAGATGCTCCTTATGCTCGCGGGAGCGATAGCCTCTGCGGTGGGGTACCAGTTTTACCAGATTATCGTTGAAGTCATAAGGAGGTAGCATTATGCCGGACTTCAGTTGGAAATGGTTCTGCGAAAAACTGTTCGACGAGTTTGAGGGCAGAGACCTNATTGTTGTCATTGTGACAGTAGGGGTGTTTGTTTTGATATACCTCNNCAAAATCCCCGAACAGCATATTACTGCCGTTTTGACAGGAATTGCAGGNTANGCTCTTGGGCGCCCGAANACTGGTGGTGGNTCTAATGAGTAAGAAAGCNTTGACCTTTTTTGTCCTTTTCGCGATTATCGTTACTTCGCTTGCCGGATACTGGGCATACCGGAATCATCAGCGTTACAAGGCTTCTGTTGAGGAACTGACGCAACAGCAGGAAGCATACAAGCAGGAACTAGAGTTAGTTTATTCTCAGTGGCAGAAGGACAAGGCGGACTATCAGAGGAAGGTGAAGCAAATTGAGCGGAAGATTGCGGAGCAGGTTGTCTCTATGTCTCTGTCTGACCTTGCTGATGCTTTCAATAGGGACCTGCACGGAAGCGGTAGTCCCCTTGCAGAAGGGAGTCCCGTTCACCCCAGCGACTGACGGGCTTTTCTTTACGGAAGAGGAAGCGAGGTCGGAACTTCAGCAGAAATATACATTCCGGGCCAGAGCGGAACTTGCGGAAGAGACCCTTGAACGCAGAGACGACCAGATAGAGAAGATGTACGAGTCAATAATGGATTACATAAAGACATCAGAGCAGAAGGATGCCATACAATCTGCCCGCATCTCTTCTCTAGAAGCCCAGAATGACATTTTCAAAGCCGGGGGGGTAGTCTTACTCGTCTTGAAGTTGTTTGAGGTCATCTGAGCCATCCTCAATCGTTCTGGATGGATATAAGGAGGGGGGGTCATGCCGAGAGAGTATGTCGCCATGAGGGATAAGTTTAAAGCGGAGTACAAGAAGAAGGGGT